CTGCCACATGAACCAATCAGCAACAGGTTTTACGTTACCTGTTTGCGTAGTTCCTGCAGACGATCCATCAGCAGCCGCACCAGTAGTAACACCGGTAGGACGAAGGTATACCTGTAAGTTCCAATCCACAGGATTGATAGCAGTATTAAAACGCTGCTGTGAGCGATCAGGGTTTGTTCCTGATTCGAGGCTCGTAATATCCTGGGTAGCAGCTGAAGAGGATGCTGCAAATCCAGCTAACACTTCGAGTTTCCAAGTGTTCTCTGGAGTCATAGCTGTGACTGCGGCACCGTTGATCAAATCAACTGTGGACAAAAATACCTCAGAATTTCTTTGTAAATTTAGAGATGCCATCTCTTTTTCTCCTTATCCGTCTAATCTATAGACTATAGTTAATTCAACCTCTGCTAATCCATAAGGAGTTGCAAGTCCTTCATCTGAGGTGATACTGTCTATGGTTATATCTAGTATACCTTTATCAGGATGATCTCCGATAGAATAAATGACATGCTCTATGTCTTGAACTGTGTCATCTACGAGGCTTTGAGAATTATCTTCTCCGAATACGTATGCTCTTATGGTAACGTCTAATGTTGCTACCGTCAAACTTTTAGAATTAAAATCTCTAATTTCGGTACCAGCACTTACATAAAGCGCTGGAAAGTCGTTTACCTCATCTAAAAACTTAACTCTACGATAAACGTTATTAAATAAGTTTTGAGAATAGGTGTACGCAGCATTAAACCCAGAGACTGTACCATCAATCTCTTTTAGCTGAGATACTAAAAATTCCGTAATTTCTGTACGTCTTGATGCCATTATTTTCTAATAAACCTGTAATATGTTCCTACTAATTGTTGAACTGCAGGTCTTAATCCTTGTTGTTCTATGAGTTTACTTGGGGCTCTTCTTTCACTCTCGAAAACATTATAAATCGGATCGTAAGTGTATTCAAGAAACTTTTTCTTTTCATTAATTCGTAAAACTTGAAAGGACTCAGCAAATCGTCCAGTACGTTCTGTAAGAACTAAAGGATTAGGAGCTGGAGGACCTCCTGGTGTACCTTTTGGCATAGTGGCTCTAAACATTCTACGAGCCAATGCTTCAATTTGTTCTGCACTAATTCTCGCTTGAAACTCTCTAGGAGTAAGTTGCCTTTTTCTCGACCCAGATAAGTTAGGTTTAGCTCTAGTAGCCACAGCTCCCATTGCTTTGCTAACGTCAGTTTCTGTTGATATTGTAAAAGGTGTTCCACCCATTGAAGGGTCAAACTGAGCTGCTAAAGCAATTAGCTCACCAAATGTTTGAACTAATTCAATGCCAGTTCTTTTCTTAAGTAGGTTTGCACCGCCACCCTGAAGATAGTATTGAAATAATCTATCTGCAAAATTATTTCCAATCTTATCTAATATCTTTGTAGTTACATCAGTAGCGGCTGCTTTGATAGCTGCATAAGCTGCAGAATTTAAATTATACTGTAAGGAAGTAAATCCTTTTGTTCTAGACCCGAATAACTCAACAGTTACATACTGACGAAACTTACTAGGGTTTTTTAAATTTAGAATCTTTGCTGCACCTGGGGTTATAGCAATAGATGGTTTTGTTAAGAAACCACCTTTTTCGTCTACATAAGTGATTGTTAAAAGGTTTGTTATTTTTTGAGAAATGGCAGTAATAACCATTTCTCTATAGCTTTTATCTGCTTCGGTTAAAAACCAGTCCATCAAAGAATTTTTTGACACACCTCCTGAAGCCATTACTTTAGCTGTTCTAGCAGTTAGCATTTCAAGGGTTTGTTTACCTGGGGTCTGCTGAGTAATAGATTCGCTTGTTTTACCTTTAGCTATTGTTTGTTTAAGTTCTAAGGTTAAAAGATCCTGCTCTAGTAAAAGTCCAGATTCTGCTTGTGCTGCAACTATTTGATCTACCAATTCTTTAGGTAGCATCTTACGAAGGTCATTTTCTCTTACTTCAATATCAGGAGTTGAAGACGTAGCTACGTAGCCTTTTGCAGCTGCTTCTCCTTTAGAAGGCTCTCCTAAAAATCCTGCTACTAAACCTTCAATTCCATAACCTGATCTAATACCTTTACCAGAAAAGAAGTCAGAGAGCGTTTGAAGATTAAGAATTTTAGCACGTTGTTTAGGATCAGACTTAAATTTGCCTGCTTTAAACTGCTCTAAAGCCTTTACAAACTCTTTCGGGGCTTTCCCGTCAATAGTAAGCTTAGGGCTTATTTTAAAAGTCATGCAATAATCCTGTATAAATCTAATATACGTCGAATATGTGGAGGGAAATTACCTGCAAGAGGGTATCCTTCAGCTCTCTCACCTTCAAACGAAAAACCTTTCTTTTCTTGGTCTTGCTTATATAGTAGCTTAACCATATCAAGAGTAGCGAGCTGTAAATCTTGGGGTACATCGCTTGACTCATATCCAGCACGGTATTCTACTTTCACCCCAGAGGGGAAAGGAGAGAACGAAGGAGGACCAGAGAGTGTTAAGGCTGGGTAGCTATTACGAATTGTAGGAAAAGTACCCCTAACTCCTACTGCGCCTGTATCACGGGTCACCTCACCCATATCGCGAGTAAAGTTATACTCATTAGTAGCACTGTGAACATCCTTTGCTTCGGTAGCATCATTAGTGCCGTCAAAATGCGTTAAAAATATAGTCTCGCCATCAGGTCTAAAACGATGAGTTGGTGGGGTAAAGTTAGAAGAGTATCTAGCAGTATCGGACACACGCACCTCATCTACATAGCCTTTAAATGTTGTTGCAATCTCAACATTAGAAGTAAAAGTTAAGTTCTCTACAGCAAAAGATGCGTCAGCAATTGTATTACCATTATAGTGTAAATAAAGTTTTTCCTCAGTTAAGTCGCGGGAAACAGCTACATGCGCCCAACGACGTTTTGCAAACTGTTGTGACTCAATTAAGGTATTAGCTCCTTGAACTGTTGTGGCTGTTCCTGAAACATTTGCCTCAAAAGTTAAACCATACTGATTTGCAAGTCTAAATTGCATGTAATTTGAAGCGTCTGTATTAATTGCAAATAACACATTATCTTGTAAAGTCGCATCATCAACGCGAATAAACATCTCAATGGTAAAATCACCCTCTTCAAATTTTAAGTTTGAAGGAACCGTAGAGCCTATGACATAATCAGAAATTCCAGTTTCAAGTGAAGATTTACCAAACTTTTTGATACGAGAGTTCAAATGAGCATTGTTTTGAAAAGTTAAAGTCAAAGCATCTGTATCCTGAGTTGTTACAGGACGCCCAATAGTTGTTGGGTCTGCTAAAATCACGTCTTCTGTACCATTATACTCAGATACTTGATAAACATTAGAAAGAGGTAGACGAGACACCATGACAGAAGTTTTACCTCCGTCAAATACTTCAGTATAGTTATTAGCTAAGATCTCTTGTCCGATGTAGTGTTCTACTACACCAGTAGCATAAGAAATAATATTTGAAAGACGAGCATCTGAAGTAGTTGAACTAATACTCAAATAGTCTTTTACTTGTGCTAATGTAACAAATGGATATTTACCTAAATTTTCTTCTAATCTGTCTACCATTTTTCTCTCACTTACTCTTCGTCTTCAGATTCTTCTTCGTCCCAATCTTCCTCTTCATCTTCGTCATCCCATTCCTCAACTTCAGGTTCTGGAGAAGCATCAAGAAGTTCTTCTTTAGGCTCTTCAACAGGTGTTGGGTTACCTGCCCATTCTGCTACCATAGATTCTGTCGCTTCTGCACTGTATCCATTAACTCGACACCAGTGACGAGCCTCTTCAATTTTTGTAATATCGCTAGGAATATTAGCCATTTAAATCTCCTTATAATGAAAAGGGAGGCGATGACCGCCTCCCCCTGTGTAGTTCAAAGATGTAAAACCTAGATTAGGCTCCACACTCGATTGTAACAGCGTAGCTGTACTTGGTTGCGTCAAGAGCAGCACTTGAGTTAGTCGTAAGAGCTTTAAAGTCAATACGAGTGCTCATGTACATTGCAGTAAC